GGACTTGCAACCGTGATTTGTTTGAACGTAAGACGGTAAACAAGAAGGGCAAAGAAGTAACCTATTTGCGCAGTTCTGCCGAACTGACAACAGGCGAAATGACCCTCAGCATCGACCGCTTCCGCAACTGGAGCGCATCAGTGGCAGGTATCTATCTGCCGGCTGCAAATGAACATCAAATGCTGATATACGCCCAGCAGGAAATACAAAGAAATCAAGAATTTATTTAGTTATGATAGAAACAAGAAAAACAGAAATCCGGTATGTGACATCTGACCCAAAGAAGATGCTCAACATGTACCTTGCAAAACGTGTCCTCAAAACATGGGAGGAATCTTTCATTGATGAAGATACCGGTGAAACAGTAACCATTGAACGGAATGAAATTCTTTTCGACCGTGGTACGCTGATAGACCAAAACATTTTGGCGAAAATTCGTTTCAGCATGGAAGCTGACGGTATCAGGGAAGTGGAAGTCAGCAATCAGAACCGTTTGGCGTTCGAGAATGAAAATAATGTGTTATATCCGCATATTGCCCAAGCGGAAATAGGAGGTAAGAAAAGCAAGTTCCTGCTTTACGCAACAGGGTTGGAGAATGCTTGCCTTATCTTGAAAGACTATATCGAACTAAACTATTTGTTCGGATTCACTCTGACTATGGTAAAAGAGTTCGATTCCTGTGTAATTCTCACCGATACTTTGAAAGAACGCAAGGTGGACGACGCTTCGATAGCCTACCTCAAAGAAGAGATTACTACAGAAGAATATCTTGATAAGATGGATGAAGAGAATCAGGAAGATGAAGAATCCAAGCCTGATGAAAGGAAGTTCTACCAAATTGAGACGAAAATTACCTTCATGAATGGAGAAAATGAAGATGAAAGAGTTCAAACTTTTGTCGTGAACACTTTTAACGTTGATAGGGCGATGATGCTTATTACCCATTACCTTAAAAACAAAGAGGATGAGTGTGAGAAACAAGCCAAAGAAAATGGACATGAGTTTAGAAAGAGGGAAATCCATACAGCTATAGAATCGGCAAAACCTATTCCGGTAGGACGATTCATCCCGAAAGAATTTTCAATAGCCTATATAGAATAATAGCATATTGTTTTTTCATGGTATTAGTTTTAGAGTAGAAACAGCCCTGTTCCGTCCGTGAGGATATGTCGGGGCAAATGGGAAGAAAGGTAAGTAGCCATGATATGTATATGTTTTTCTGGGGTTCGATTCCCCGGCTTCCCACCAAATCAACAAATAATAAAAATTAAAACATTATGGATAGCATGGATTATATGGAATACTGGTATCACTCAATGGATTTTGGTAATGATATACCTGTAGATAGTGATGATTTTGACAACTATAACTTTGATTATGAATATAGTAAAGAGTAAAAGTTTTAAGAATGGTACCGTCTATTGTTTACGTCTTGAAGACGGTATGCTTGTAGAGACGACTGATACGTTTCTTCCGTACTACACGAAAGATGCGATAGGAAGAAAACAAAACTTCCTTGACAATGATAACTTGGGAAGTCGTTCCGAACGCTGGATGATTGGCGTTTCGACAATGAGCGGATGTCCTGTAAGATGCAAGTTTTGCGCTACAGGTAATATGAAACGCTATCGCAACCTTACGGCTGATGAGATTGTCGGTCAGGTGGAATTTGCCATTGAGCAGGCTGGATTCGACCCTTGCGATGCCAATGAGTTCAAGATAAACTACACCCGTATGGGAGAACCATTCTTGAACATTGAAGCCGTAAAGGAAGCTATCGGGCGTATTTCTGAAATATATCCGAACACTCACCATTATGTTTCAACGATTGGAGTCAAGGGTAGCGATTTTTCTTTCGTTAAAGGCAATGTGACGCTTCAGATCAGTTTACATAGCTTTGATGAAGAGAAACGAAACTGGCTTATTCCTTACCCAAAGAAGATGAGCATTGAGGAACTTGGCCGGATTCGAACCGGAAGTAACCTGAAAGCTACTATCAATCTTACGTTGGTGAATGAATCAGATTTTGATACGGAAAAACTGGAGAAATATTTTGATAAAGAGCACTTCTTTGTTAAGCTATCCCCAATAAATCCAAACAACATATCGGAGAAAAACAATCTCGGTAACGGAATTATCGAGGGAGTGAATTTAGTATAAACATTTTAATTTTCAGAGTTATGGAAAAGATTAAAGAACAACTTGAACAAATGGGTTACGATTACGCAGTAGCAATCGCAACAAAGTCAGAAATTGAAAACGGGGCCGCTTGTGGCCAGTTATCTATCATCGTTGAGACAGAGTGATAATAAATTTGATTCAATAGATTCATTTAATTCGGCAAGCTCGGTCTGTGAAGATATGGCTTGCTTACATGGCGGTGTGTTGCATAATGTGGAAATGGCAGCCACACCCGTAAGGGTTGCACTTTAGATGCCGGTTTGAGTCCGGTCGCTGCAACAAATAAATTATTCTAAATATGCCGTACTACATAAAAAGAAAAAAGGCAAAGAAGAAAGACAAGCCTTTGCCACTGTTTGACAAAGCTGGTATAACAATAAAGAAGAAGCCGGATTTGAAGGCAAAACTTGATAAAGAGTTTTCCCTTTTCATCCGGCTTCGTGATTGTATGCCTAATGGTTTTTTTCGATGTATTAGTTGCGGGCAAGTAAAGCCCTTTGAACAAGCTGATTGTGGCCACTATTTCAGTCGTACACATTTGGCGACCCGTTTTGATGAAAACAATTGTCATGCCGAATGCCGACACTGCAATAGATTCAAAGCCGACCATTTGGAAGGGTATCGGGTGAATCTGATTGATAAAATCGGACAACAGAAATTCGCTTTACTAAAAGTGAAAGCTGCTGGTACTACTAAAATGACTGATTTTGAGTACGAACAATTAATCAAGTATTACAAAACACTGAACAAGAAGTTACGAAAGGAGAAAGGTGTATGAGTTATATTTTGCGTGATTATCAACAACAAGCCTCTGATTCAGCCGTCACCTTCTTCAACAACAAGACGAAGAAAACAAACGCCATCATGGTGTTACCCACCGGTAGCGGAAAGAGCCTTATCATAGCCGATATAGCTGCAAGACTTGACGGACACACCTTAGTGTTTCAGCCAAGCAAGGAAATTTTGGAGCAAAACTTCAAGAAGCTGTGCTCATACGGCATTCTTGACTGCTCCATCTATTCCGCCTCCTTCAATTCAAAAGAGATAAGCCGGATAACATTCGCAACCATCGGTAGCGTGAAAAGCCATCCGGAACTTTTTGCCCACTTCAAGAATATCATCGTGGACGAGTGTCACCTTGTGAATCCGATAGAGGGAATGTACAAGGATTTCTTCGATGCTGTGAAGTGCAAGGTTCTTGGATTAACGGCAACGCCATATCGTTTGAGTTCCAGCCGTGACTTCGGCTCTATGCTAAAATTCATAACCCGGACAAAGCCCCGTGTGTTTTCAGAGGTCATTTATCATGTACAGGTATCGACCTTGCTTGATATGGGCTATCTCTCAAAGGTGAACTACTATCCGATGAATCCTACCGGATGGAACGAACTCAATTTGAAGATAAACACTACCGGAGCCGACTATACCGATAAGTCAGTTCAAAAGGAATATGAACGGATAGACTTTTATAGTTACATCGTTCATATCGTCCAAAGGCTGATGAATCCGAAAGCAGGAGGCAAGAGGAAGGGTATTTTGGTATTTACCCGGTTTTTGAAAGAAGCGGAACGATTGACGATGTCCATACCCGGATGTGTCATTGTTTCCGGTGATACTCCAAAGAAGGAACGTGAAAGAATACTCGAAATGTTCAAGGTTGGGGAAATACCTGTAGTAGCCAATGTTGGTGTACTTACTACCGGCTTTGATTACCCAGAACTTGACACAGTTGTTATGGCCAGGCCTACCATGTCACTTGCGATGTATTACCAGATTGTAGGTCGTTGCATCCGTCCTCATAAAGATAAGGAAGCCGCATGGTTTGTGGATTTATGCGGTAACATCAACCGTTTCGGTGAAGTTTCCGATTTGCATTTGAAAGATACTGGAAATGGTAAGTGGGCGGTATTCTCGAAAGGGCGACAATTGACAAATGTAAGATTTTAGGATATGGCAAAGAAAAGTGACCGTCCGGTTATCAGACCAGACACCTGTGCGAAATGTCGTCACGGGACACTGGTTCCGGTAATGAAAGGCAATCCCAAAGTGGTTTATTGCAATTTTTTCAACAGACGTTTCGTTGCGGATAGCAAACGAAATTGTGATTATGCGATTTGATTATGGAATATTACATACCTATTAGCAGGCGACTATTTGAGCACCAATTGTGGTGCGAAGAGCGTATATATTCGAGGTTTGAAGCATGGCTCGATTTGATTCAGAGCGCACGATTTGAAGACACGAAGCAGCTTATCGGTAATAGGTTTATAGAGGTTAAGAGGGGCCAGATTCTTGCTTCATTGCGGTTTTTAGCTGGTCGTTGGCAGTGGTCTACAAAGAAGGTAAATTCATTCTTGGATCTACTGATACAGGACAAAATGATAATAAAGGAAACACCAAAGGAAACAGGACAAACCGTTATAACTATCTGTAATTACGATAAATACAATTCGCAAATAATACAAGAGGAAACGGAAAAGAAACAGCAAGGAAACACTAAGGAAACACCTTGGAAACAGCAAGGAAACAAAGTTAATAAAGATAAGAAAGAAAATAATATAGGAGATTCTGACGAATCTCTTGTATGTGGGACTTCGCAGCCCCACGCCGAACACATCGATTACTCCGAACTTGTCAAATTCTTCAATGAAGAAACAAAAGGTGTATTTGGTACGGTCAGGACTCCGCTTTCTGATAGCCGTAAAGGGATGATTAACGCACGTATAAAATCATATGGCAAAAAGACGTTTGCTGACATGATTCATAGGGCATACCAAAGCGATTTCTTGAAAGGGCAGAACAAAAAAGGCTGGACAGCATCTTTCGATTGGCTTATCAAACCAACGAATTTTGAGAAAGTAATATCAGGTAATTATGACAACAAGAATAGCAGAAACTATCCGGCAATTCCAAACGGGGCAAAATCACGAGAGGAACAAACAGACCGTGAAATCCTCGAATATGCCGCAAAAGCTTTCGGAAAGGACACGGTTAGTAGTAAATAGATACGGGGACGGTGAAAGTTTCGCTAAAAAGTTCAATCCTTCATTACAGGTTGTATGTGCTCAAAATGTGGAACGTTCGTTCAAGGGGAATGCGCCTTCATTGGCTTTGCTCGGAGAAACCTATCCAGATGAACAGGTGAATACTTGGATAATTGCTCAACTGATGGACTTGTACAAGTTTGCCGGTGTAAAAGAGAAGCCTACATTCCAACAGGTTTTGGAGCTTTCCGTGATGATACGTGTGGAATACTATTACCTGAAAGCTTCCGAATTGTTACTTTTTTTCTTCAAGTTGAAAGCTGGCGAATATGGCGCCTTTTACGGTGTTGTGGATCCTATGGTGATCATGTCTGCTCTAATTGAGTTCAAAGCATACAGAAAAAGGCAACTGGAGAAATACGACCGGGAAGAACAGGAAAGACAACGAGAAAAAAGATACGAGAAGCAAGACAAGAACTCCGTACCATTTCCGGATCATTTGGAGTTTCTGAAAAAGATTATGGAATCAGAATAATCAAGCTAAAAAAATGAAAACAGTAGAAAAGTTAAGAATAGCACCTATTGGCACCATTGTAAACTTCGCAGATCGGACACTGATAATAAAGCGTTTCCGAGCTACCGTAAAGGGTAAAATGGTAATTTGTCGCGGATGCGTTTTCCGTACAAGGGTGGTGCGAATAGTTGCAAGTATATGACGGCTTGTTTTGCCAAATATAGACCGGATAGTGAGAGTGTGGTGTTTGAGGAGGTGGATACAAAATTGAAATAATTAAAATTATCATGGAATATATAGAATTTCTAAGAAACAAGATGGCTATCAGTCATCAAACGGGGTTTGATATTAATCCGGAAGAGATTACCCCGACATTATACCCTCATGTAAAAGATACCGTTCGTTGGGCGGTTGCCGGTGGATGTCGTGCTATATTCTCCAGCTTCGGTATGCAAAAGACAGTCACCCAACTGGAAATACTACGGGTGATATTGCGACATAAAGGTGGTAAGGGATTGATCGTTTGCCCAAAGCGTGTGGTGGTGGAGTTCCTGACACAAGCGGAACAGCACTTGCACATGAAAGTTACTTATGTCCGAACAATGGCCGATGTGATGATATGTCCGACCAATATCATGGTGACTAACTACGAACGTGTTCGCGACGGTGAAGAAGGGGTTAAGATAGATCCGGTGTATTTTACTGTCACTTCACTGGATGAGGCAAGTGTACTTCGCGGATTCGGAACCAAGACCTATCAAGAGTTCCTTCCCTTGTTCTCGGATGTGCCTTACAGGTTTGTCGCCACCGCTACACCTTCACCAAACAGATATAAGGAACTGATACATTATGCCGGTTATCTTGGTGTGATGGACACCGGGCAGGCTCTTACTCGATTCTTTCAGCGAGACAGCACGAAGGCGAATAACTTGACACTTTATCCGCATAAGGAAAAAGAGTTTTGGTTGTGGGTATCTACATGGGCGTTGTTCCTAACCAAGCCTTCCGACCTCGGTTATCCGGATACTGGCTATGAGTTGCCTGAACTCCGTGTACATGAAGAGATCGTGAATGTGGACAATTCTACGGCTGGAGCTGATCGTGACGGACAGGTGAAAATGTTTCGTGAGGCTGCTCTCGGACTTGCTGACGCGGCAAAAGAACGCCGAGATAACATGCAGGAAAAGATTGCTCGTGTGGTAGAGATAATCAATCGCCCGGAAAACAAGCACGACCATTTCCTTTTATGGCATGACTTGGAAGCTGAACGGCTGGAACTATGCAAAGCGATTCCAGGCTGTAAGGCTATCTATGGTTCACAAGACGATGAAGAAGCCGACAAGGTAATATCCGACTTCAAAGATGGCCGGCTGAAATACCTTGCAGCTAAACCGGAGATGCTTGGTGAAGGTCTGAACTTCCAGTATCATTGTCATAAAGCAATCATGTTCATTGACTACCGCTTCAACGATAAGTTCCAAGCGATAGCTCGTATATACCGCTTTATGCAGCAGCATCCCGTTGATCTCTATCTGGTTTATGCCGAAAGCGAGGGTGAAATATTTAAGAGCTTCATGCAGAAATGGGCACAACACCGGGAAATGGTCGCAAATATGACTGATATTGTCCGGCATAACGGTTTGTTCGGTTTGCAGGCCGAGGAAAAGATGATGCGCTGGATGTTCGCCAGTCGGGAAGAGAAATCCGGCAAGTTGTGGAAAGCAATCAATAACGATAATGTATTGGAATGTCAGAAGATGGAAAGTAACTCTGTAGATTTGATTGTGACCAGCATTCCATTTTCAAACCACTACGAATACACGCCCACCTATAACGATTTCGGACACAACGAGAACAACGGTAAGTTCTTTGAACAGATGGATTATCTTACACCAGAGTTAATGCGCATTTTGAAACCGGGTCGGTTGGCCTGCATTCATGTGAAAGATCGTGTTTTGTTCGGCAACGCCACGGGGGACGGTATGCCAACTATTGACCCGTTCAGCGAAATGACTGTATTTCATTACATGAAGCATGGCTTCCGATATATGGGGCGCATTACGGTCGATACTGACGTGGTGAGGGAAAACAATCAGACCTACCGTTTGGGCTATACCGAGATGTGCAAGGATGGTTCCAAGATGGGAGTCGGATGCCCTGAATATGTATTGCTATTTCGCAAGTTGCCTACCGATACCTCACGTGCTTATGCCGACCAGCCTGTCAAGAAGGACAAGAGCGAATACTCACTTGCACGCTGGCAGATCGATGCCCATGCAAGTTGGAAATCTTCCGGCAATTCATTGTTGTCATACGAAGATATGAAAGGTGCTGGAATAGATAAGATTCGGCATTTGTTCCGTAACTACGAACGTGAACATATCTATAACTATGAGGAACATGTGTCTTTTGCGGAAGAGTTAGAAGCATACGGGAAACTCCCAAGAACATTTATGGCCGTTGATCCGGTAAGCAAAAAGGATTGGATATGGGATGATGTGGTCCGTATGCGAACGCTTAACACCAAGCAATCGCAAAAGAAACGACAAAATCATATTTGCCCTCTTCAGTTTGATATCGTTGAAAGGCTGATTGAACGGTATTCGAACAAAGGAGAATTGGTGTTTGACCCGTTCGGAGGTATCGGGACCGTCCCTTATTGTGCTATCAAGTTAGGTCGTAGGGGACTTTCAACAGAACTCAATTATGATTATTGGAAGGATGGGCTTTCTTATCTACGTGAGATTGAAATGGAAGTTAGTGCGCCTACCTTGTTTGATTTAATAGCTATGTGATATGAAAAATTGGGAAATAGAAGAAATAAAGCGCCTCGAAAAAGAACGAGACCGGAACTTTGCAATACACTGCAACTATGTGGCTGCTAAGTATCAAAGGATGATTGATAAGATTAAGATCAAGAAAGAAGATAAAAATTAAAAAGATATGAGTGAAGCAATAAGATGTGATCGTTGTGGCAACGTATTTTCAAACGATATTCCAGATACCATTGAGTTTTGGGAGATTGAAAATAAGTACCTCTGTTGGGATTGTAAGAGCCAATTAGGATTAACTGATTGTTGCTCTTGTGGAAGTGATATGTATATAAATGAGAATGAATTTGATTTAGATTTATGTCCTAAGTGTTTGGAAAAATGGAGGGCAGGTAATTCTAAAAATAATTGATAATTGAATCATGAATATAGGTTTACTGGCAGTTGATAGTACTTATCCGAACCTGGCGTTGATGAAGATTAGTGCTTATCATAAGGCACGTGGCGATAATGTAGAATGGTATAATTCTCTCTGCCACTACGATAAAGTATACATGGCGAAAGTCTTTTCCTTTACTCCTGATTATGGGTACTATGTCAATGCAGATCAGGTTGAAAAAGGTGGAACCGGCTACGACATATCAAAGAATTTGCCGAAAGAGATAGACCGGAGTTTTCCTGATTATAGTTTGTATAGGATTGATAAAGAGGCTTACGGCTTTTTGACACGGGGATGTCCGAATCGGTGCAAGTGGTGTATTGTTCCGGCAAAGGAAGGAAACATAACTCCGTACATGGATATCGAAGAAATTGCCGGAAACAGAAAGCATGTGATTTTGATGGACAATAATGTTCTGGCATCTGATTACGGGATACAGCAGATCGAAAAGATTGTTCGGCTTGGACTACGAGTTGACTTCAACCAAGGGTTAGATGCAAGATTAGTGACGGACGATATAGCCCGGCTACTGGCTCGTGTGAAATGGGTTAAGCGCATTCGCTTTGGATGCGATACACCGGCACAGATCGCAGAGGTTGAACGGGCTGCAAAGTTGATTGATAAGTATGGTTTTAAGGGCGAATATTTCCTGTATTGTATCTTGATGGACCTTGAAGAGTCGTTTCATAGAGTTAATTATTGGAAAAGCGTTAGCCGTCGATTTGTACCGCATTGTCAACCCTTCCGAGATTTAAACAACCCGCACCAGATCATCCCGCAATGGCAGAAAGATTTAGCACATTGGGCTGATCGGAAAGAACTCTATATGAGTTGTGGATTTAAAGACTTTACCCCGCGCAAGGGATTTAGGTGTAACGAATATTTTAAAAAGAAATGAAGCAAACAGTTGAAGAAGCGGCAAATGAATATTGCCGTAAACATATAGCAGACTTAACAGGACTTGTTACTGCTGTTGAAAATGGATTTAAAGCAGGTGCAGAATGGGTATCAAAGAATACTAATCCTAAGGCTAGATGCCTTAGAGACAGTACGAAAGTCTGTAATTTATGCCATGAGTGCGATGTTAGTGTTCTGAATCCAAATTATTAACTCTAAAGTAAAAAATAATGAGCTACAAAGTTGGTGATATAGTTCCTTACCGGAACATAAGAAGTAACGTAAAAAGTGCAAAGATAACCTCTTTTGAAACGGTTGAGAACGGGAAGATATGGTTTCATGGGATTGATACTATTACGAAAGCAAAGGTGTGGTATCCAGTACATATCTCAGAAAAGATAGAAGCATATCAAAAGCGATGTCCTTGCTGGAACAGTCACAACGATAGTTGTTATGATGATAATTGCTCTTGTGATAGAGATTGTGAGTATATGAAAAGTTTCAATAGTAAAAAGATATGAATGAAAAAGAATATTTACAGCAGGAGTTAAATGAATGGTTCAATATTCAGAGTACATTGTTGTATTTTTTAAGTCGATGTAGTGATGAAACAACAGCCTTTGTACGAGGTTCTCTTGAAGAACTTGCAGAGAGTTTAGATACAGAATAATAATTCACTTCACGAAAGATGTGAATCATTTTTGTGAAACCACAAAAATGATATCTGAATACAGTATTAATTGGGGCTGCTACAACTTCCGGTTTTTGTAAGTTCTTTTAGTTTTTAGGCTATAAAAACATAAAACTAAATAAATCATCATGAACATTAATTACTGCGGCTACATTCAAGTAATGGCCGACTACAAGAAAGAACATATCAACCCGCTGCCTGGTATAACAAAAGAGCACGCTTTACTTTACTCCGGTCTATTTATCAATGATCAAATTTATAATCATCTTCTAGTATTAAAAGAAGAACTGAAAGCCGCTGGATTATTCAGGTTCTCCGTTAAACGGGAATTTCAAAAAGCAGAGCATGAAGTAGCTAAATATAATATGACGGTCATGGATATTATTAATGTCTCTCCCGACATATTCGCTTCAGTGCTTCAGGATATGGAAGACTGCTTTATGCAAGATATTGACATTCTAAAATACTCTATTAGCCAGATCATGCTTGATCATGATATAGGTGGAGTAGATAATCGGATAGCAAGCCTCGCGATCTTAATCAATATTTTTTGTCAGAGCAGTAGAATATTAGTTAAGTTTTACAGGGAAGATGCCTATGAGATATTTGGAATACACTCGAATAAAATGGATTATCTTCTACTGCCTGTAACAGAAAGATACACTGCAGAACTGGCAGCTTCCATATCAGGTAACAGTAATATTTCAGATAACTCCCAAAGAGCAACAGAAGCTTTCAATGTATTCGTTACAAAGTTGATTGATCCGGAAAGATTCGGGAAAATAGCAGAAAAATATAATCAAATAGCATAATCATGAGCGTAAATAAAGTAATCCTTCTCGGTCATACCGGCAAGGACCCTGAAGTGAAAGATGTTGCCGGGACAAAGGTCGCCAATCTATCGCTTGCTACAACGGAGAAAGGCTATACCCTTCAAAACGGGACCCAAGTTCCAGATCGCACGGAATGGCATAGTCTTATCTTTTGGAAAGGTCTGGCCGAGGTCGTAGAAAAGTATGTCAAGAAGGGTTCTCAAATCTATATCGAGGGCAAGATCAGGACCCGGCAGTATGAGGGCAGAACGGGATCAAAGCGGTATGTGACAGAAATATTTGTTGATAAGCTGGAGTTATTGGGTAGTAGACCTACCCAGCAAGAAGCCAGTTCACAATCGGAACTCTATCAACCTGAACAATCAAAAGAAGATCTTCCATTCTAAAAAATACAAGAGGCAACGCCCCGAACCACCAGTAACGCTACCTCCCCACACGATTATTTAGTACAAATATACTATTTACTTCTAAATAATTGTGCCATGTTTTCAGAAATTGCGGAAATAAAATCAATTAGAGAGCAGAAATCAAAGTTATCGGAAAGGGAAAAAGAGCTGACAGAACCTATATTGACGGATCTTGATATGATAGGAATGTTATATCGGTGGTTCCAAGAGATTATTTCTCAAAAGGAGATATTTAGGTCAGGGAATGTTACCCAACGAAAGAAATTCATTTTTATCATCTTGTTTTTGTATTCTCCGAGTACCCTTGCCGGAGGAAAGATGAAAAATGGCCTTCGAGATAAGCTGGCGGAGGTTTTAGGTGTAAATGCCCAGACAACCATATCCAATAACTGTAATAACTTGGTTTTCTCTTACCAGCTGTACAAGTATTTCCGGCAAGATGTGGATTGGATATATGGGGAGATGATGGAAAGGATAAAGCTAGAGAAGTAGGCCGGCTTCGTTAATTGTTAAAAGTAACAAATATGTTACTATTTTCTTTGTGGTTACTTTTGTTGTTGTAACAAAAACGTTACATTTGTGGCGTCAATTAAAAAGTTCTTTGATTTTATGAAGTATTCAGAGTTTTACAAATTGATTGAATCAGCAGGCTGGACAATCAAGAAGGGGACGAACCATTACAAATATGTTCATCCCGACTTTGACTACTTTATCCCTGTCGGTAGGCATCCGGCAAAAGAGATTCCAAACGGTACTCTTGATAGTATGATGAAAAAGGCGGGGTTAAAGAAGTAAAAGGACTGCACCCACTTCGGTGGGTGCTTTAATTGACGAAATTAAAAATGGCACGATTATGAAGAAGATTAAGGCGATTATCGAAAAGGCGAATGATGGAGGTATTTCTATTTATTCGGAAGATGTGAATGGTGCGTATGGCTTCGGGCTTACGGAACAGGAAGCAAAGAATGACTTCATATCCATACTTGAGGAACAAGCCGAATATTATAGCGAGAAGCATGGGGAGTATCCTGCGTGGTACAAATCCGGATATTCAGTTGATTATGTATATGACTTGAGCGGATTCTTCGAGGCATTCCCTTTCATCAATGCCAGCAAGTTTGCCAAGGAGATTGGCATGAATGAATCTGTCATGCGGAAATATAAAGGGAAGATTGTTACCGCATCCGAGAAACAGAAGGCTGTTATACAGTCAAGATACAACGACCTCCTCAAAAGGATGGAAGCTGTCAGATTCTGATATTCCAGCCGTGAGGCTCTGATATAAAACAAAGAATTAATTGACAACAGGAGGCGCATCGTTTGGGTGCGCCTTTATTGCTTTTAATGAGGTTATCAATGAGTAAGCCGGAGTTTAGTGCTCCGGCTTTATTTTTTTCATAACCTCCTTTTTAAAATTATTAAAATTATCTCTATCTGAGTTAAAATTATGTTCGTATTTTTTACGAATGCGCGCAATTTCTTCAAGAGAAATTTTTCCATTAGTTTGTTTTAAAAATTCTCTTTCTTCTTTCTCAAATTCTTCACTAAATAATCCCATATTATACCTCCTTTTTTAATTTAGTTTTTCGCTCTAACTCCCCCTTCCTAATTATGCAAATAGCATTCTCGTAAGGTTCTTCTGTTTTCTGCCAATAGTTCAGAAGCGACTGCCGGGCAATTCCAAGTTCTTGGCTCGAAAATACATCATAGATGGCAGCAGGTGAAGCAAAGTATCTATGCTTACCAGTCGTTTTCATTTCTACGTGTATAACTCTTCTTTTATCTTCCTTTTCCATGATGCAAATATACTTATATAATTATTATATGTTACACAAAATAATATATTTGTATTTTATTAACTATATAAATAGTATTATTTGTTACACAATATACTATATTTGCATCATCAGAAACGAAGTAATAACAATTAAAACATATACGATTATGGTAACAAAGAAGATTGACGAAAAGAAAACATTGAAGTATGCAGTAGCATTCTACTTCTGTACATCAGGCAAGGTAAACTTCATGTTAGGTAAGAAGATGTACCAGCACATAAACACTGTTTATGACCAAAGAGAAGATGGCAGAGGTTTCAATACTTGTGAAGTCGTTTATAACTACAAGGCTCAAAAGTATGAGGTACTGAATGTAGATACAGAGATAGGCAATAAAGAGATTGCGATATTATAAGTTCAACCAGCAGGGCGAAAGCCCTGCACAATATATAAGATTATGAATACAAATGAAGTTGCAGTAGGTTCGAGATATAGAGTATCAGGTGATTTGGCTAATGGTTGTCATGCAGACGGTACGCCACGCATATCGCACGATGATGTAGTAAGAGTGATAAAAAGAATTACAAATACCCGTGTGATTTTAGAGTGTGGACGTGAGTTTATCATCAATGATAATCTCAAAATAGAGAAATTCTAAGTTTAATTCGGTAGCCTTCGGGCTACCACAATACACACGATTATGAAAGCGGATTTAGTTTTAGTTATCAGCCCCGAAGCCCCATTGATGAAGCAACTGGGCAAAGTATTAGGTAAGTTATGTTCTATGTGCGATTTTTCTACCATAGAAAGAGGCGAAAAGTACATCACCATACAGCATGATGAAACTGGGCTTGTAGTGGCTTATACGAGTGAAGAACGGTTGAATGTGAAACATTAAATATTGATTATTATGGGTGAAATAGCAGATAGTTTAATTAGTGGTGAATTTGATTGCATCACAGGTGAGTATTTAGGTGAAGCGGTCGGTTATCCAAGGACACGCTCTTATGGCAGGCGTAATGCGCCACCTGTCGTGAAGAAGCCATCAAGCAAGGCGAATGTCTGTATAACTAACATGTGCAAGGACAGAGGTTTTGATAATCGCAAAAAGATTGAGTTGGTATCTAAATTCTTGCATAGCAAGGGATATGAGCAATTGCCTAAATTGTCACGCCAATATAAAATCATTCACAGCCAGTACAAGAATGATTTTAAAAAGTTTTTGGTTGAACAAGTAAAGCAAAGAAAGGATGAATAATATATTCACAATATGCTATTCAGAAGAAGAAGCAAATGAAATAGGTCACTTCATTTTGAGTAGAGGATACAAGGGTGTTCAAAATGATAGCTATAGATATTGTCGTGAAGCGATTTGGTGGGCTTTCAAAGAAGCTAAAAGGCATCATTCAAATTGCATCTACGTTGGCGTTGCAGGTTGCCAAATGACTGTATCAAAATCAAAGCGAGGCCTTAGACGAAATGGTCTTAAATACATAGAGAAAAGGCGAATGTTTTGCAAATTACTAAGTAAGTATTGATAAATGATTATGAACTCAATAAACAAAAACGGTTGCAGCGTATGTCAACCCGGTAAAGAGAATTACACTACCTACAACACCCGGTTGAGAGGTAAGAGAGTGAGAATGTATCAGTACGACTACCGTACTGAAAGCGGTGAACTGTTTTCTTGTTGTGCACCTACCTTAGAGGTATGTAGAGAAAAACGGGATAAATGGCTTAGTTTACGACAATAAATCGATTGTCATAAATAACGATTGAAGATGTTTCTGTATCTTTGGTTATGGTTGTACCTTAGTGGTGCTATCGCGGGGTAGAGCAGTGGTTAGCTTGTCGCTTTGACTTGGCGAAGGTCCGGGGTTCGAATCCCTGTCCCGCAACTAATTTATTAAAAATGAAAATGACACGATTATGAACGTATTAACGCTTTCGATTAAACAGAAATTTTTTGATGAAATTTTAGCCGGTAAGAAAACACAAGAGTTCAGAGAGATCCGCCCTAATACTTCTCAAAAATATGTCCGATATAAAGTCGGTGATAAAGAATACAAGCATTTTGAAGAAGTACCAGAAAATCAAGAATCTGAAGTGGTGCCGGTTGAATACGATACTATTAAGTTTCTCACCGGTGAGTACAAAGGTACACGCCCGTTTGCTATTGTAGAGGTTAAAGGCGCAAATGTTGAGATTCTGACTGATGAAGATGGTAATGAAATCCCTTATGAAGTCGATGGTGTTGAATACGTGATGGCTCAGATCGTTTATGACCTGGGTAAAGTGATAGAAAAATCCAAAGTTTAACCATATAATATTTTTTTTGCTGAGTCGGTAGAAGAACTAACAGAACAGGTTTTGCGACCTCTAATTATAGGGGTGGTCGTAGAGGTTTGACGGTACCAGGAACAAATCGAGTTTCTCAGGGTGGTAGATTCATTACAAGAAACCAGCAGTACAGAAATGTGCGTGCCGGTTTAGGCATGAGTTCAGGATGACCCTGCTTGAGAGAACATATAGGACGATAGACCTCGTTAGAGTAAAATCTAATGAGGCTATCGTTTTTTGTTCTCTAGGCAAGGACAGCCTTGTATTGCTGGATCTTCTTTATCCAAAGTTTGATCGGATCGTTTGTGTGTTTATGTACTTTGTACCTGGATTAGAACATATCGAACGCTGGGTGAACTGGGTTAAGGCCAAATATCCAAAAATTGAGTTTGTACAGATACCACACTGGAATTTGACCTATATTCTTCGATCAGGCATGTACTGTGTCCCCAATCCCAAGATCAAGTTATTGAAGCTGGCTGATGTTGAAAAGGCCATGCGATTAAGGTTTGGCATAAACTTCGTTTTCTATGGAATGAAGAAAGCTGACAGTATGAACCGCAGGCTGATGCTGAATACTTATCCAGATTATGAGAATGCAGGTAAGGTTTATCCTTTAGCTGACTGGACGCAGAAAGAGGTTCTTACCTACATGAGGCACAAAGGACTTCCTCGACCAATCCGGTATTCAAGTAAGGCTTCGGGCGGTATCGGGTTCAATCTAGACTGCTTTTTGTGGCTTCGAAAGAATTACCCTGGGGATTTGAAGAAGATTATCAAAGCATTTCCTATGAGTGAAAGAATTTTATTTGAATATGACAATGGAATTAAGCAAGTACATAAAGAGTGAATCAGTAGAACTAAGTCGTTCTGCCATTCACTTTGCGGATTATAACCCAAGAAAACTATCAGATGAATCACGTAAAACTTTAAAACGCGGTATTAAGAAATTCGGTTTAGTCGGTGGAATTGTCGTGAACAAGCGTACTGGACTGACCGTAGTTAGCGGACACCAGCGTTTATCGGTCATGGACGAGTTACAGAAGTTTCCTGATAACGACTATCGTATTCGTGTCGATGTCATTGATGTTGATGAGAAGCTGGAAAAGGAGTTGAACATTTTGATGAACAACCCTAATGCACAAGGTACGTGGGATTTCGATGCCCTTGCCCGTATCGTCCCCGATATTGACTGGAAAGACGCAGGTTTGACCGATGCCGACCTGAACATGATTGGTGTTGACTATCTTTTGCAGACCGAAGAAGAAAGCTCTATTGCGGATGCTTTGTCTGATATGATGGCACCAGTAAACGAACAGAAAGAAGCTGATAAAGCCGCCAAACAGTTGGAACGTGCCGAAAAGGTCGCCCACATGAAAGAGGTCAAGCAACAGGTTAAGGAGAAAGCACAGAGGCAAGCCGAGAATATGGATGCTTATGTAATGCTTTCCTTCGATACCTATGAAGCAAAAGCAGCTTTCTGTGAACGTTTCGGCTATGAGCCGGACATGAAGTTCATAAAAGGAGAAGTGTTCGATGAACAAGTGGAACGGGTAGATTGATATGAGCAATAGTGAATCTCAAAATAGAAAAGGTAAGGGAGGGAGAAAGCCCAAGTTTGACTACACAAGCGAGGACTTTCTTTCTCTCGTGGAATCGTATGCCAAAAAGGGATTCACAGACAAGGAAATCGCTCATGCCATTGGATTGTCACCGCAAAAATTTAGTGAGAAGAAAAGTAGATACAGTGAATTAAGTGATGTCCTTTCGCGTGCGCGTTGCGCTATTAATTCTCTTGTACGTGCTAAGTTTCTTGCTATGGCTTTGGGTGGCATAAAAACGAAGAATACTACAGTTCGGAAAATACGAGATAAGGATGGAAATCTAACAGGTGAAGAAGAAGTACAAGTTGTTGAAGGTGAATTGGCTCCCAATTTAAGTGCTCAAATGACCTGGTTGTACCATTACGATGAAGATTGGAGAAAAGTTGAACGTAAGCAGGATGAGGAAAGCACCTTGTATTCTGAAAATGGCATCGACATAGACAAATGGATGGAGGAAAACGAAAGTGAAGATTAACCCGCAAAAAATATATGCTCCATTATACCACAACAAGGACAAATTTATCATCCTTGTAACCGGGGGACGTGGCAGCGGAAAGAGTTTCAACGTTTCCACTTTCATTGAAAGGCTGCTTTTCGAGGTTCGGCATCCTTCACCCGCGAAAAGGATTGTACACCAAATCCTATATACACGCTATACAATGGTTTCCGCCCATATCTCCGTTATCCCTGAATTTATGGAAAAGGTGGAATTGGATGGGCATTCCAAGTTTTTCAAGAGTACAAAGACTGATGTAAAGAATTTGCGAAGTGGTGGATGCGTAATGTTTCGTGGAATCAAGACTTCTTCGGGAATACAGACGGCCAAACTGAAATCCATACACGGTATTACGACATTCGTAGTTGATGAAGCCGAAGAATGGGTCTCAGAAAAGGAGTTTGAAACAATCATGCTTTCAATCCGTCAATTAGGAATACAGAACCGTATCATTATAGTGATGAACCCCACGGATAGCAATCACTGGGTTTATAAGCGGTTTATCGAGAACACTCACAAACTGGTGGAAATTGACGGTGTGCAGGTGCAAATCTCCACGCATCCGAACGTACTTCATATCCATACTACCTATTTTGATAACATAGAGAACCTTTCTCCGGAGTTCCTGAAAGAGGTGGAGGATATGAAAGTGAACAATCCTGAAAAGTATGCCCATGTGGTTATCGGTCGCTGGGCTGATGTAGCGGAAGGTGCGGTGTTCAAGAAATGGGGAATAGTGAAAGAGTTCCCTTCTTACGCCAAGAAGGTGGCTCTTGCTTCCGATTGGGGTTACACAAATGACCCGTCAACTGGCGTTCGCTGTGGAATTGTCGATAACAGGCTTTATGTGGATGAGTTATTCTACGAAACAGGGATGCTTACAAATGCCATTGCGCAAAAACTCAAGCCGTGGGGATTGAAAGTTTACGGGGATAGCGCAGACCCTCGTTTGATACAGGAAATCAAGAACAGAGGTGTGAATATCTATCCGGTAGATAAGTTCCCCGGCTCTATTAATGCAGGCATTGACAAGATAAAAGAAATGGAATTGTTTGTCACAGAACGCTCATATCACATTATAGAAGAACTTCGTAAATACGTTTGGGATAAAGATAAGGACGGGCATTATATCAACTCTCCCGTTGATGCTTGGAATCACTGCATCGACCCGATAAGGTATTATATCTTGGGGCATATACTTGGGCGTATTTTGAAGCCAAAAGATTTAACAGGAATATTCACACACTAAAATTATAGATTATGCCATTAACACTCGAAGAAATATTAGCTCTCCCCGACATCGGGCAGAAAATCAATTACCTAAAGAAAGGTAGAAAGACCGAACTTCCCAACCGTTGCAAGCTGTGGGACGACTGGAACCCCAAACGCCATGAAATAATGGTCGACAAAGAGAAGTACCCGGACAGAAAGGTGCTTGAAAAGGAAGCGGAAAAACACTACGATGAAAAGACTGGCAAGACATACGAAATCGAAGCGAAGTACAAGACCGAGCCGGTGAACCGTATCTCTATTCCTTTGGAACAGGACATCGTGAACATTCAGACGGCTTTCACGGTTGGTACAGAGCCGTCTATGGATTGTACTCCAACTGATGATGACGAAAAGAAACTATTGGATGCTGTTAAGGCTGTATTCAAGTCCAATAAAATCAAGTATCAGAACAAGAAGATAGTCCGTGCTTGGCTTTCCGAACAGGAAGTAGCCGAGTATTGGTATGTGGCCGATGACGATTCATTTTGGGCAAAGTTTTGGAAGAAGGTGAAAACCTCTTTCGGTGGAAAGGTAAAGCCTACCAAGAAGCTGAAAAGCGTGCTGTGGTCTCCGTTTCGGGGCGATACGCTATATCCTTTCTTCAATGATGAGGGCGATTTAGTGGCTTTTTCTCGTGAGTACAAGAAGAAGCTGATGGATGATTCGGAGATAACCTGCTTTATGACTATCACTGAAAAAATGGTCTATCAGTGGGATTTGTCTAAGCTGGAGGAAAGACCGTCTTTCGCTCATGGGTTCGGGAAACTTCCGATTCTCTATGCTTATCGCCCCGAAGCGTATTGTGAGAAGATAAAGCCTTTCCGTGTACGGCTGGAGAAACTCCTTTCTAACTACGCCGATTGCATAGACTACCATTTCTTCCCCTTGTTGAAGCTAATTGGAGATGTAGAGGGTTTCATGGGTAAGGTGAAGGACAGAATGGTTAAACTTACGGGTGAAGGTGCGGATGCTCAATATCTGACGTGGAATCAGGCAAATGACACCGTCAAATTTGAGGTTGAAACACTCTTTGAAAAAGCGTATTCTATGACCAATACTCCGCAAATTAGCTTTGAGAAACTAAATGGTGCTGGTAACGCTTTATCGGGAGTGGCTTTCGATTACGTGTTTCTTTCGACACATTTGCAAGTTCAAAATCATGCCGAGGTGATAGGTGAGTTCTTGCAGCGTAGAGTGAATTTTTTGGTGTCTGCTTTAGGTGCAATTAACCCATCCGAATTTAACAGAGCATCTGAAACGATAGACATTATTACAGAAATTATCCCATATCGCCTTGATAGCCTTGATGATAAAGTAAGTGTAGCTGTGAATGCTGTTTCCGGTGGCATATGGTCTCAGAAACACGGGATAATGTTTGCTGGTAACTCTGACCGCATTGAAGAAGAACTCGCTGAGATAAAAGAAGAACAAGCAGCCAGGAATGGGCAAATCGGAAATCAGGGATAGAAAAACGCTTCTTAGCAAAAAAAATTGCGGGGTTTATAATTTTGTGATAAGAAAAACAGGATAGTTGGCGGTGATTCGTATGAGTTACCGCTAGTTTGTTTTCTAAATAATGGAAAAATATTTTGTTTTCCAGAAAACAAATAATATCTTTGTGTCAAATTAATGCGTTATGAGAATAATATCATTTGCAGCCATAAGAAATTACGTCAAAAAGCATGCTGATGCTGATGTGCCTTTGCGTGATTGGTATAAAAAGACAGAAAAGGCAGATTGGTCGTGTTTGGCTGATATAAAGCAAACATTCAATAGTGTTGACTATGTAGGTAATGATAGATTTGTCTTTAACATCAAAGGCAATGATTATAGGCTGGTTGCTATGATTTTGTTTGCTGCTAAAAAAGTGTTTATTCGTTGGATAGGCACTCATAAAGAGTATGATAACAAAGATTGTTCAAATGCTTAAATTTTTTGGTATGGCAAAGATAAAAACAGAAAAACAGTACAAGGCTGCTTGTTCAAGAATTGAAGAACTGCTTAAGGTGGTTAGTAATGATACTCCAACCGATGATAAAAATTTCCTCGAACTGGACTTGATTTCCGATTTGGTCGCAGACTATGAAGAGGAGCATTTCCCTATAGAAACTCCTTCTTTGGTGGATGTTATTAAGCTTCGTATGTATGAAATGGGGCTTACCCAAACAAAACTGTCAGAATTGTTGAATGTAAGTCCTTCCCGGATTAGCGAATACCTTTCAGGTAAATGTGAGCCAACCTTGAAAGTTGCTCGTGAGATAAGTCGGAAGCTGAATATTGATGCTAATATTGTGTTAGGAGTATAAATTCAAAGAATAAACTACTATGGAAAAGAAATATCAAGTGTTTGTTAGTTCAACTTATCAAGATTTGCAAAAAGAACGACAAGAGGTAATGCAGGCTCTTTTAGAACTTGATTGCATACCTGTTGGAATGGAATTGTTTCCAGCAGCTGATGACGACCAATGGACTCTAATAAAAGGGCTTATTAGTGATTGTGACTATTATGTTTTAATAGTGGCAGGTAGGTATGGATCTATAGATAGAAAAACAGGGAAAAGTTATACGCAAATGGAATATGAATTTGCTATTGAAGAGGGGATACCTGTAATTTCATTTGTGCACAAAGAACCCGGTAACATTCCTGCATCAAATACAGAAGCCACAGATGAGGGGAAAAACAAATTGAAGAATTTTATTGAATTAGTTGAGAAAAAAATGTGTCAATTTTGGACGTCCCCAGAAGATTTAGGATCGAAAGTAAGCAGAAGTTTAGTGAAATTGATTAAAGCTAAACCTCGTATTGGCTGGATAAAAGCAACTCAGGCATCCTCTTCTGAAGCTAATAAAAAGATTTTAGATTTAAAATTAGAAAATGATAAACTGAAGGATGAAATAGAGAAATTAAAAACAGCTTCGGCATCTCCTTGTGGAAATTTTCAGCAAGGAGAGGATTATTATACAATTTCTTATACACTATATGGCCCAAATGATGATGGCGATGATGTTCCTGAAACATATAAAATGACTTGGAATGAGCTTTTCGAATATATCCTTCCTGAAATGATAGATCCTGTTGGCGACTCAGAAATAGATAACATTTTATGTTCTTTTTTACAACATGTCTCCTCTTTGAAGTATTCTAATGTGCCTATAGAAGAATTATCTGCAGAAATCTCAAACAGTGATTTTAAGAAGATAAAAATACAGATGTTAGCTTTAGGTATTTTGCATCCGGTTAAAAATAGATTGCAAACGGAAACAAAGTGGAAATTATCTGAATATGGCTATAATTTAATGATTAAATTGATTGCTTTAAAAAAATAATATTATGGGGCCTGCTTCCATTAGGAAGTATAAAAGATTCAGGGCGTGGCAATGGTCACGCCTTTTTTACCATATTTATGACAATTGATTTATTGTCGTATATTACCTATCTGTTTATTTTTCACCCACTTTATTATGTACGATATTTACCGTATGAAATTATAAATCAATTCATACGGTATGACAATTCAAGAACTTATTTTGGCAGGACTACAAACGAAATTTCCGGGTGTGGACACTGCTATATTAACCCGAATTGCCACTAAAAAGGCAG